AGCTACAATCGGAGCCATTGCGTAAGAACCATCAGTTGGACTACCAGCTGCTAAGGTTGAGGAAATTCCACCGGTTCTCCAAACAGCCCTTCCAGCAGCATAAGCATTACCCGAAGCGGTATCACTTAAGAATGTGAAATCTACAATCTGTGTACCTGCGCTTGGTGCAATGTTTAAATAAACTTGAGCACTGTGAATGTGGATAATTCTTCCCGAACCGCCCGGTATCAACTCTATAGACGTGCTGTCCAAACTTGAAATTGTCCCAGAACTCAAAGTAACAACAGCTCTAGTAAAATTGCCTTGCAATGTAGTCACAGTTGTAGTAGAAGAAACAACAGATTCAAAATTATAAGACCTTTGTGGTGTAACCAACATTTCACCAGCAGTTGCTGCTTTGAGAACTGTTGCTACTAATTGACTCTCAGCATTTGCTCCCGGATCACTCGATGTCAAGTTACCACTGGTGGACAAGTACAGTCTATCGCCAGCATTATAACTTAAAGTGTTAACTTCTTCAAACCAACCATGAACCAGAGCTCTACCAGATTGAGCACTTGCAATATCGTCATAGATTAAACCAATCGCTCTTGCTGTAGAAGCCGAAGTGTTGTCAGCTAACGAAACCTCTGGTAAACCGGTAGTGGAATCATAACCTGAAACATATACAGCTTTACCTTTTGCTAAAGTTGAGCCGGTGTCATTATAAACGTGTAAAAATAACGCTCTACCCTCTAAAGATACTGTCGCTAAGTTGTCATTGTAAGTTGCAACTACACCATAAGGTATTGCGTCAACAAACATGTCCCCAACGATGTCTTGAATAGATTCGCTACTTCCACCAATACCATAAATTTTTCTAGATGGTGCAGAAGGGTCTTGTGCGGAACTACCTTGGCAGTTTGTTATAGACTTTATCTCAGCAATAATGTCGTCTAAAGCTGCTGTCTTATTGTTTGTAACAGCTTCTCTAAACTGTAGTGCTAAAGAACAAACATAAGTATAATTACTCAACAGTTGAGCATAATTACTTCTTCTACTTGTTGCTGCATTTTCAACTTGCTGTCTGAGCAACTCTATACAATCGTAAACATCAGTGAGGCTGTTGGTTGCGCTAATAGGTTCGTTGTCATAACCAACTCCAGACTCTTGATATACAAAAGCATCAAAGCCTGTGGTGGCAGCAATGCTATAAGTCACATCATAAGATAATGTTGTTTGCATTGCACCAGTCCATAGATTGGATGTGGTAATGTATAAATCAGTTGTTACGTTTGATACTGTCTCTACAATGTTTGGTTGACCGCTACCGGTTGGATATTGTACAGTTAAAGTTCTTGATGCAGCACTAACTGTTCCGTTATCTACAGTGTAAGGTGTTTCATCGTCTACTCTAAAAGATGGAGCATATACATCTGTGTCGGATACAATGAGTGGTGTGCGGGAATCTATTTGAAAACTGATAGTGTGAGTATCGCTTACCCCAACATCAGCAACAAAATTAAAATAATACTTTCCCTTTTTGATGTTATTGTTAGCATCCAAAGGAACTGTAATGACAGTGTTAGAAGCACCACTTAATATATCACTTGTAGTACCAGACAAGTTATTATAAATGTCTGCGTCATTATATTGAATCTGAAGTTTACCCGAATCCCCAGAACCTGCTGTGACAACAAATGTGTTGTTTAAGTTCTGTGTACCTGTTCGAAGTAATTTTACCGATATAGCCATTTTTAGAGTAGTTTGTAGAAACAAAAGTACCCTATGCCCATTGTTGTATTTTGTAAAAACTATTTTAGCCTAACTGACCTTATACCAGAATTATTGTATTTGGGTAACCAATCTGATGCGGTAAACTTGTTCTCAATAACAGTCTTAGGTTTTTTGGTAGCAATAAGTGTCATACCCGCAGCCATTGCACAGTCAAACTCTGTTCTTTTAATAGGATCAAACTTCTGCCAATCACTTATTAATTCTAAAAATGGACAAAACCCATGACTCTTGGTTTCCTCGTTATAACCAATAAAGTCTTCGATATGAGCTTGGGTTATATTACTTAACGCCTCACCAGCATCTGAACTTGTCATAGGCATTCCTCTGTGTCCTTTTATACGCTTCTTTAAAGAGTCCGGATCTAATGGGTTAAACATACAATATCCATCATAACCACGCTTATCAAAATAATCTAGTACACCATACACGTTTTTCTCACACAAAAACTCAGAAGAATAAAATACACACTGCATCAGCATATCTTCTGCTTGTTCGTGAGGATGGTTTGTTCTAGCTAAATATTGACAAACCCAAGCCATTTTCATATTGGGGTATTTGTAGTGCTGTTGTAACAAAGTGTAAGCAACACCATTAGATCCTTTTTCTGTTGTGGCTCTGTGTGCAAAGGGGTCGGCTCCGGTTTTGCAGAAGTCTCTTGTTGGCTTCCAGTGACCCCCAAAACGCTCTTTTCTATTTCTATCTTCTTCTGGAGGCATCCATGCCACAAGCCATTTACCGTTCGCATCTGGTTTAAATACAACATTGGTGTCCTTAACACCATCTTCCCACATAAAATTACCTCTTACTGGTTCTGCTATGGGATCCAAGTTCATACTATGGGTATACTGTTCGTATAGCTTCCTCTTGTTGTAACGATTGGTATTTTGTACAATAGCAAAGCAGTCATCAATATTGCGGGGAAACTTTCGTTTCCAGTCTACCAGATCATCACCCTCTAAAGCACTTTCTTCCGCATCTAACCATTTAGCAGCCTCTTCCATATTTGAGTAACCAAACTCATCTATAAAACCACCCTCTAACAGACCATACTCTGCAGGGAAGAACAAGGGTATTAATGTAGTTGCTGTTCTGCCGTTACTGTTTAGCTTTTTAGGATTTGAACCTTGCCATATTTTAAAAGCTGCTTCTCCTCCCCCTTTCTCCATCTCTTCCACAGTTGTTGCCCAAAAAGAAAACCCTACAATCTTTTTACCTACAATACAACAAATCTTGGAAATCTGTTGAGTCTTATAAGCATCGGAATCGATGCGTTTACCAAACTCATCTTGAAACTGAAAAGTTGTCCTTTGACCATCTGTTGCTGTTTCGGTAGATGGGAATGCGTAGATACGAGAATTTAATACTTCTCGGTACTCTTTCTTTTCTCCCTTAGACGATTTACGCTGTGGTTCTGCAAAAAGTAATTCGCGGGAAACAGTGGTGTAGCCAGTATCAATTGGTTTCCAATAAGAAGGAAGTCTCTGCCAAGAACCAACAAGTTTAGTCAACATGCCTTTAGAATCAGTATCCGTCTTAGACTGCATAGCAAAGAGTGCGTTGTACCTCTCTGTGGTATCCCAATACCCATGGCTATTACCTAATACGGTTTTACCCGAACGACGAGTTCCAAAGTAACAAAGCCCTGTGTGATCTTCATGCTTTTTTGTCCACCAAATAGCATAGCTGATGTCTCTGTGTAAATCTACAAACTTAGGATTACCAAATCCACCATCTAAATCTTCAATCGGTATTAACCAATACTGTAAAGTCATATAATAATGACCAGTAACCCATTCTAAATTGTCTCCGCTATAAAACCAAAAACCATTTCTTCTCCTTTCCCATTCCGTATCTAAGAATTGTTTTTTGCGGTTATCAGAATTGGGTAAAGCGTCCATTTCCTTTTTGAAAGCTTCGGTATAGTAAGGAAATTTTCTTTGATGTCGAGGTTTGCCGTAGTTAGCAATGCTCTTGTAATCTTTCGGTGGTTCGGGTAATTCTATATCAAAATGCCACTCACAATTAGGTACATCTTTCGCAAAGTTTCTTATGCGACGAAAATTCTTGTAAGCAATTTTACACTCTTCCGCACTCATGGTCTCCTGATGTAAGATTCAACAGTTCCGTCTTCTGCTTTAGTTCTACGCTCTTGCTGTTCGGCTAGAATTGTTTTATCTATCTTGGAAAGTATTTGCTCTAAGTTTGAGGTTATAGTTAAAGATTTTTCACTCCAAGTAACAAAGTTTTTAAACGGAGCACTTTCTTCTTTGAAATCAATATTAGCGTCTTCTATTTCCTTTGAGAGTTTTTTAATCTGTGATTTTATGGAAAAGTATACATCACAATAAGGAGAATTGTAAAACTCTTTCAATAACTCTTTGGCTTCGTTCTCAGACAAAGCATCTATATCTTCAGCTTTCATTTCGTAATTAATTCTAACTACAAAACTACTTGTGAGTAAAACTTATAATTTGTAATTACTTACCGCCTCTGGCTCGTCTGTCTCCGGGCATATCTGACTTGCTACCTCTGTTGGCGCTTTTAGACTTTACTGTAAACCCATTTTTAGTGTGTGCAACGTCTTGGTCTTTTTTAGGTTTGAGCTTTCTACGAACTCTTTTGAGTTCAGCCCTTTTCTTCAAACCCTCTTTACTTGTTGATCGTTTAACATCTGCTTTAAGTTTCTTTTTGTAAGACTCTTTACCTTTTGCAGATTTATAGTATTTCATTGTTTTTCCGGGCATGACTATCTTTTTTTACCTTTATGGAGTCCGTGACTTGCAAACTGTTTACCTTTCTTCGTTGCTGCTCTTTTTTTCTTATTAGCTTCAGCTAATTTTTTTCTACCAGCAGGTGTACTTTTTAACTTCTTTATGGTAGCAGAAGGAGCATAAACCTCACCGGTTTGAGACGAAGGTTTACCACTAGGAGTTCTCCACTCCTGCTCAGTCCATCTCTTTAAACTCTGTTGTGGTTTTTTCAGTGCCATTATTTATACCCTCCTCCTTTGGCTTTATATTGTTTGGCTAACATTTGTGCCTTTCTAGCTGACCATTGTCCAGCCCTACCACCCTTAGAACCAGCCTTTATCTTTTCAAATAAAGCTTTACGCATAGTTGGTTTTGTGTAGTTTCCCGCTTCGTTTACTTTTGACTTTGTCTTTTTCATAATTTAACAGTTCCATCTTTTTCGTGCTGCCTTACCTCTTTCGCCAGTCCAACCTCTACTTCTTGCACAAAATGATTTTTTACGAGCCTTGTCCTTCTTTGTTTTAGGGTTTGGAGCAGGAGGTTTCAAATTCGACCCTGTTGTACGATTATATTTTTTTCTCCCCTTTGCTGTCAAACCAGCCCCCTTGCTGACAGGAAGTTTTTCTCCACGTCCTACAGACAAATTTACCTGTTTCTTACTTGCCATTAGTTGTTGTGTATTGAATGACAGATGTCTTGTTTTTCCATAACTAGTTTCATAACATCAATAGTTTTTTCAAGTTCTAGTATGTAATTCATAACTTCTTCGTCAACCATTGTGTTGAAAACAGAACCTTTATATACTATCGCTATTGGTATCATCAACTTCCACAAGTTAGACAATCCCCATCTAAATCGCAGGATTGTGGTTTAACTTCTACTACCTTGTCTTTCTGATGCATTAGTTCCATCAACTTTTCAAAATCTGTCGTTTCTTTTGTTATGTTCATGTTTGATACCAGTTGTTAATTTCTTCTGTTGTGGCTTGCTCTAAAGGAACCTCATACTTGTCATTTTTTGTAATAGCAAATATGTCGTTTGTGGGGTGTTTAAGGACTTTGCCCCAAGAGGTAGTTGTTCCGTGATAACCCTCACCGATTGTTACAAGGCTGTTATAAGCCTCACATTCTTCTTTTGTTCCAATGTAGTACATACTATTTACCTTGACCTTTATACGGTTTTTTGTACAGTTTTGAGGTTACCAGCTTTGAGGACTTCTTTTTTGCATGAACTCCGGGACGCTTCTTAACGCTCTTCTTTATAAATGTGCTGATGTTCTTACCTGCTTTCATTATATCATTTCTTCACTCCACATGACAATGTTGTCAAGGTTATACCAATCTTCTGTTAATGACTCCAATTCTGTCATTTGTACTGAATAGTTATCGTGTTTAACTATCGCACATTTATCCTCTGTTGGGTGTTCAATTACACTCGCCCAATTTAATGTTGGTGCTTGATAGTTTTCGCCATTTGTTACAATAGCATCGTATGCTTCACACTCTTGTTTTGTTCCAATGTAGTACATTACTTAAAATATTGATCTATGTTTGCTTCAATTACTACTCTATTAGCCCTTTGATCTGTTGGATATATTATTAATTCATTTATACTTCCATCTAAAGCATATATATTTGATGTTAGTGATCCTATTGTAAGAACTTGATTAACAGCGTTTGAAAACGATCTAACTCCATCTTGAGAACCTTTAACACCATCTACATAAACTTCTTGAGCACCATTGCTCATATAACCAGTATTTATAATATGAGATCCATACGAGGCAACAAATGCCCTTGCTTCAGCTCCAGACGTAGCGTTTGTTCTAGCGTTGTAAGAGTTACCGCCAGTACTAAAGCTAAACATAGAACCAAATGCATTAACTGCTCCAATTTGAAATAATGCTCTGTTTCCAGTTAAAGCAACCCAACTACTAAATGCTGTTATTAAAGCTGAATGGTTAAAGTTAGCACTAGTAACCAATGAATCATTTGATCCATCAAACTTTATACCAACCTTTGTACCAAGCATGTTTAAAATACCAGAATTAACAACAAGAGGTTGACTAGACGCTGAAGATTGATAAGCATGCAAATTATTACCACTTTGATCATACCAACTAGCGATAAATCCACTATTAACACCAACAAATGAAAGTAAAGAAGCCGTATCTAAATCGTTCCCAACAAAACCAATATCTTGTTCCGCGTTATCGTTTGACCTTCTCACTCTAATTGCGCTACCCGTGTATGTAGATGAAAGTTTTCTTAAGGAATAAGCGACAGATGCTCCTCCAAATTGATCAAGAAGAAGAAGTTCAGATACACTTGGAATATAAATACCTCCTTGTCCAAGCGCAAAGCCCGAACCTAAAATACCTTTATATCGTACACCTAAAAAAGCAGCCATTTTTCAAAAGTAGTATTTATGACAAGTGTGTTTTTGTAATTCGTTTTATAAAGACTTGTTGAATTTGTCATTGTAAAAAGAAATCGTATCTGCTCTTTCGGTTGGGGTCAGATTTGCGTTAAAAAATAAAGCTGTACTTAATTTCATCGTATCTGCATTACTGCCGGTGCTAAACAAAGAAATTGTTGCTGCACTATCGGTTATAGTCGCACTAGAAGTTTGTACATTATTAAATGTTGTTTTAAGCAAGTTAGAACCATCTCTAAATAATTCAAAAAAAGAATCTCCTATAAGTGAACCGGGCGTTTGAGAGTAAGTGTAAGATGAAATTGGTCTCACCCTGATCGACGCATTAATTGTTGCGTTATCAACGTAACCAACCCAAAATCTTACAGCACCAGAAGACGTGCAAAATATACTAGAGTAACTACCAGAGTTAACTGGGTGATTAGACATTGTTATAATGTGCAGTTCACCTGACGATGCTATGTTTGAAGATAACGTATAATTATCCAAAACAACCGTTATACTTTGTTGTGCGTAGGGTAAATTGTTGTTTCCACCACTGGTGTAAAAACTAGCTTGATCAGCTGCAACAGATTCGGTTGCGTTTCTAGTACTACCATAAAAGATTACAACAAAAGCATTTGCTCCACCTAACCAACTTGTTATTGATGTAATATCTACTAACCCAGAAGAATCAAATCCAAAATCTGATTCTGCATTATCTGAATCTCTTCTAAGTCTTACACAACGAGTTTGAGCAGAACTCATTTGCCACACTGACCAATCAAACTCAGCAGTGGTTGTAAAACCATCTAGCAAGGGAACATAGCCTGCTGTAGTAGAACCAACATTGCCAAAAAATGATCCAAACATAATTTTAAATTTTGCCTACAGCTATCCATTCATTAGCATCAATTTTTTTAATTGATACCCCTCCCCATTGAGCAGTTACAACAACACTGCCTCCAGCACTACCGTTCAATTCAACAGAGGCTCCTGAAGCACTAATTGTTAAAGCACCACTTCCTTTTTGGATAAAGTCTATTTCAGTTCCTATTGGAAAAGCAGCTGTTGCGCTTTCGGGAATTGTTATAGTTGTTGCTGCTGTTGAGGTGGTCACAATAAAATCACCAGCATCAGATTCTGCTAAAGTTCTAGTTGATCCAGCTTCTATTAACAACGCCCTTCTTCCATCAGTAGCGTAATTTCCTGTTATACTATTTCCTTGTGTGTCTAAGCTTCCACCTAATTGTGGTGTGGTGTCTTCTACTACATTTAACAAGTATGCTCCTGCGGGCTGTATCCCAGCAGCAGATAAGGTTTTATTCTCCCATCGACTTTGAGCCGAATTATATTGTAAAACGTCTTTGTCTGAAACACCAGAGATGTTTACATCATGTAATTCACCAATATGGTATCCAGCATTAGGTCTTACAAACATAGACCCATTAGCATTTGCTTTTAACACAATAGCTGTAGGTATTCTGAGATCTGGTGATGTGGGTGCTGTTTTTGTTAAATATCCTGCTGTTGTAGGTGATGCGTACAATATTGTTCCAGAATCGTAACCAGTTTCTCCATAAATGTTTCCACCATCACTGAGATTAATTCCACGAACTACACCAAATGTTGTTATAAAACCTATTTGACCAATAGCTAAATCTTCTGTGGCAACACCTAATACATAAAGTTCATCGATACTATAGTCAGCAATAAATTTGGTAACTTCTATTTTACCCGAAGCTCCTACTGCACTAGACGCATAAACTATCTCACCATTGTTGATGTTTTCCGCTGCCTTAACGTGAACTAATTGCTCTTGTCCAATCTGTAATGTTACAGCAGCATCTAGAACTAAATCTACTGTCTCATCGTCTGTATTCCAAGACATTGTTCCAGCACTAGCTGATCCGCCCTTAAATTGAAGGCTATCTAAAGCTGCTACACCACCTGTAATGTTAACATTGTCAGCATCTTGTAGAGCCATAGTACCAAATGTACCAGAGGCAACAGCTGCGTTTATTAAACTTTTAACTGTGTCAACATCTTCTGTTACATATAGTGAGTATGTGGTGTTGAAAGTTAAAAGAGTGTCGTCTGCTAGGGTGCGCTCGATGCGCTTAAGTCCAATTGCGTTGACATAAATGGTGTCTCCATTTGCAGTAGTTAAAGCAATAAGTTCTGGTATCAATGTCTGCAAAGAGGCAAGAGACGCACTTGTCTCCACGTTTCCTGCAAAAAAATGAACTCTACGAACTGTAGTATCATCTACAACGTAAGCAATCGAATCTACTCGATAGGGTTGGTTTTCAATAGAAACTATGCGTAGGGGAGAAGCCATGTCAAAATTTTAGATTGTAAAAGTACAACCTATGAAATTTGACATTTTGTAGTTTTAGTATTTACTGTTGATGTATAGATACTTTTGCCAAGTAGTTTCTTCCCAATAAAAGTTAATCCCTAAAGAATCCATAGTAGAAACAAACTGACCTATTGTCTTTGGGTTGAATGTCAAGTTTGTGTTGTCCATGTTGACATGTACGCTGTTGTCCAATATTTTCCAAACAGTATTAAAGTCTCCTACGTCTGCTATTCGAAGGTATTTTAGATAATTGACTGAGGTAAATGGTTTAGAGTAGATGTGGTATATACCCAACAACTTCTCAATTTTCTTTTGCGGGGAACCATGTAACTCTTCAATGTGTTCCTCAAACGACTTTGCTAAATACTTTTTCATATTCTACATGTAATTATTAAAGGAATGTCAACTGTAACCTTCCATAAAATCTCTTCTCCCTTTTCATTTTGTGCATAAATCAATGCACGATTCACCCCATGCTCTATCAAAGAGTTTTGATCAATAGCTATTGCTGTAATGACAACCTTTTCACCACCACCGGTACTGTACTGTTTACCAACGGTATAACGAATATTACTCTTTGGGTCAGTACCAACACTGACCTCGTAGATGTCCTCGTTGTTTATAAAATAAAAACTATCCATAGTACAAATGTATAACAAAATTTAACACTTTTTAACATTTGGGTGTAATTTTTTTTACTTTTGTTTTGATGAACATATTAGTAATACAAACAACTGATTCTGGTGTATATTATCATCGCCAGAGAGCTCCTCACATGGTCTGGGACGAGAGTGGTGATGAGTTTCAAGATGACTACGTTGCCATTGTTGAAATCGCAGCAAGAGATAAGCTGTTTGATTTAGTCAACAATCATCATTTTGACATTATACAGATTTCTGTTGCTTCTTCTGGATTTGAGCATATTCCTCATTTCATTGACTTTATGAAGCGCAGGGGTAGTAAGTTTGTTTTAGATATTGACGACAGATATCATAAACGAGACGATGTAAGAAAGGCACTTAAGATTGCTGATGCTGTAACCACTGTTTCAGAATATCTTGCGGACTACTATTTTAAATATGGAGCCAAGAGATACCCACACGTCATAGAAAACGGCATTGATGCAAAGAGTTCACAGTTTAAATACTTCCCTGTTGCAAACGATGTTCCTATCTTTGGATATTTGGGATCTACTCGACATGAAAAAGACTTAATGCAGATGCAGTACTCTTTTGAATCTAGAGAACTGCTCGTTGTGTGCGAAGAATACGCCAATATCTTAAATCTAAGCCACTATACAACACTTAAGCACTGGAGTGAGTATGCGTGGGAATATAACGCAATAGACGTAGCCCTAGCACCTCTGGAAGACAATCCGTTTAATCGCTCCAAGTCTTTCTTGAAAGTTATCGAGGCAGGGTTTAAAAAGAAGGCAATTATATGCTCTGACATAGAGCCTTACAACAGACCAATACATTCGGAGTTTCATGGTGTGGTAGATTTAATTCCACTGGGAACTTCTTGGAGAAATCGTATCGAATCTTACACTGTTGAGGAAGCAAAGCAGCGTGGAGAAGAATTATACAAGTTGGTTCAACCGTTTGAATTGCGAAACTTGAACAAAAAACGAAGAGAGATTTACACTAAAATTATAAATAAATGAGAACCGTTCACTTTTTTGCCACATACTACAATCAAAAAGATTCTGCTTTAAATTTGGTTCAGTCTTTGAAAAGACAAACATCCGACAACTGGAAACTTACAATATGCTCAAATGCTGACGAGTCTGTTCTAGAGTTTGCTGACATCATCAAAACATTATACGGTGAGGACGAAAGGATTACAATAGATTTGAAAAAAGAAAATACCGGATATTGGGGTGCTTTAAATCGAAAGGAGTTTATCGAGAACACTCTTGAAAACAACGAATTGCTCGTTAACACTTCTGTTGAGGATATTTATGTTCCTAAAACTATAGAGTTTATTAACCAGAGAACTGAAAACTTTATTTATTGGGACTTTACCCATCATCATTTTGGTTACAAAACATCAATGGCTATCACCCAACCCCGCATTAATAAAATTGATTGGGGCAGTTTTGCTATATTGGGAGAGTATGCAAAATCGATAAAGATGTTACCGGTTAGAAAAACTGACCCGAAAGATCACACAAGTGTTATAGAAGAGGATGCGTGGATTAATTTTGCAGCAGATGGGTTATTTGTAGAATACTTATTTATGCAAATGCCATTTATCAGCAACATTAGAATACCTAAGATCTTATTTGTGAAAAATTAAAGTTATGATTAAATCGTTAAAAGATTACAAGCCAACAGACACCTATTATATTCAAGTGGATTTAATGGGAGTTTATACCTACAAGACAGAAAGTGGTATGGAGTTTTATCACCCAGACAACGCAGGGGATAATTATCAAAACAAACCCTTTCATGGCGAACTCATAGCAGCTCCACAGAAATCAATTATTCCCATTGGAGCTACTGTTTACCTCAACTATCTTGCCTCCGACACTCTTGTTAGAACAGAAGAGGGTGACTATTATGTTGTTAAAAAGGACATGATTGTGGCTTATGAGGTAGAAGGTGTAAAGTGTGCATTTGAATCTGTTCTCATTGAAGTTGAGAAGAAAAAGGAAAGTAAATTGATACTTGATTTTTCAGAAGACGAAGAGGTAGATGCTGTTATCAATGGTTCCCAAAGGGCTACACCGCCAACAACCAAAGCTAAAGTTTTAGCAGCAGATGTGCCATGGATGGAAAACAATTACAACTTTACCCTATCAGAAGGAGATATTATCGAGTACGAGGGTGGTTTAGATTGGGGGTACATTGTAAACAGAACAGAACATCACTACATCAAGTGGGCTGATAGGATAATTAGAAAGAATGGTGAGATGGTAAATCGTTATAATGAGATTGTACCCATACCCAAGTATATCAACAAGAATGGATTTGTGACACTGAATCAAGAAAGATTTACAGAGGTTGTAGAGGGTGAGTTTAAAGGTAAAAGGGTTTTACCGGAAATGCGTAAGGTAGAGACTGGTAAATACATCAAAAGTCCCTTTATCTACGGTCACATAGAATAGTTACTTTATTCCAGCTCTGTCTAAAGATTGATGGAGCTGGACTTCTTTTTCATCGTGGAGGATCTCCGAATAAGGTTTTTTATAGCATGCCCAAAATATCTCCACAATATCTTTATCCAACAAAAATGCTATTTTGCCCATCTGCTCTATTGTGAAGTATTTCCATGGTTCCTTTAAGTACCAACTGTAGGTTATTGTTGCGGAAATACCTAATAGCTCACAAATCTGCTTATAGGTGTAATGGTTGTCGTGATGCAACCACTTCTCTATAACAGACATATATTTTATGGGGTTTCTCTTAGCCATCTGTATAGTCTATCTGCGTCATCAAGCTCTTTTCTACCATCGTGTGCTTTTGCACATATCAAAGCCACAATTCGTGCTACTCTTTTGTACAGTTTTTCCATGAATCAAAGATATAAAAAAAGCCCCACAAGATGTGAGGCTCTTTTATAGTGAAGCAGGATTTAAACTAAATGCGCTGAAAGTCGCTTTTTGTTATCAAAGACGTAACTTAAAAGTTTCGCTTTACCTTTAATCTTCTCATTCCCAATGACATAGAATGGAGTTTCCCATTGAATTACGCCAAGCTCTTTGAGTTTGTCTACTAATTCTTCTGTTGTCAACTCCTTTACCTCATCGATTACAGAGGAACTTGGTGCTGCGATACGTTCTGCGTCTTCTTTGGGACTAGATCGTTTGTCCATAAGACGCTTGATTTCTGCCCAAACAGAATAGTATTGCTCGTCAAAACTAACCTCAGAGAAATACTCTTTAGTGTTATAGTTTGTTGGAGCCTCTAAAATCTGCCTACCGTCAGCCCACAGCATTCTTTGACCATCAATTCTAATGATGCCCATCTTCAATGCTCGACCAACATCTGAAAAACGCTGAATAACTGGGCTGTCGAGAAGTTCAACAAAACGCTCTGGATTATTTCTTGCGTATGTATCAACATCCCACAATATCAAATCGCTTTCCTTGTCTGTTTCGAAACCAAGGTATTCTGCAATAGGTACAATTTTACCAACAAAATCAGAATCATAAACCAAGCGTGATGCGTGGATTAGTTTCTTGTTTTGCTCATTTGCCTTTCTTGCAATCTCTGTTGGATTACGCTCACGGAAAACAGCTTTTTGTTTTTCCATTCCCCAATGCTGATTCTTCTCATTATAGGGATTTAAGCGTAGATACTCTAGTAAGTTTTTTTGTGAAGGTTTTACCGCAAGAATACCATCTGTAAATTGTGGACAAGACATTTGTCTAGCCAAAGCTCTACCTGTCAATGTTTCAGATTGTTCATCTGCAAAGATTGACTTTTCGCTTTTTACATATCGGATGTTGCGGATGTAACTGTCTCCATCTTCGTCTTCAAACAAGATGGTGCTTTTTGCGGGAAGAGAGTAAGACCTCGCTGTACTTCTACGATTCCCCATTTTATCCTCATAAACACTTCGGTTACTAAGGATTAATTCAAAGATAACTGTTTCGTTTTTTTTCATTTTAATTTAATTTAAGAAAAGAAAAAGTGGGAGGAAAACTCCCCCCACTTTCAGAATTTATGCAACCTTAAGAAGACCAAATCGGTTAAGAGCTGATACTTCAAGACCGGTGTGAGACAACATGTGTACTTCGAAGAAGTCATCGCCACTTGTAGCAGCTCCGAGTCCTTTACCAGTAACCCACTCCATGTAATCACGTCCACCTTCATCGTTGTCAAGGTAGTTAAGAGTCAAAGATGGAACCATCACTCCAGTGCTAGAGTTCATGCTGTTGTAAACAACAGTGTCGTCCATTGGAATGAAGATACCAAGACCGCCGTAGATACCACCAGCGTATCCTAAGAAGCTAGGATCAGAGAAGATATCCATGGTCTTAAGAGCCATCTTGTAACCACCGTATTCGATAGCGTCGATAGAGAAACGAACCTCTTGATTCTCTACTCCTTGGAAAGCTGCGAACTGAACAGCACCACCACCACCAAGAGCACCAGAAGAATCATAGATAAGAGCGTCAAACTCTAATTTGAGATCGTGACCACAAGCAACCATCATTTCTCTTGATCCACGGTTCTTTTGGAACTGCTTAATCAAGTTTTCAAGTTCTGTGATGTCAAGAGCTGCACCGTAAGTCTGTACGTTACCGTCAGAGTTGATTTGAGGAATCAAACCTTTAGTGAAAGTAACAGAGTTAGCATCACCAAAAGATTGAGTACCAATACCTGCTAAACCAGCAAGGTTGTTTTGGAAATCCTCGTTAGTCAACAAAGTAGCTTCACGCTCGTTAAGGAATCGGTGATATTCATCAGCAATACCTTGCAAGTACCAAAAGTAACCTTTCTGACCATTCTTACCTTCAACCTCAATCCAAGTCTTAGTACCAAATTCAGTACCAGTAACTTTGTGAGACCTACGCATGATTTGTAGGTAGTTGGTGTAAGAGATGATTCGGCTGTTCCTTGAGTCAGGAGCAGAAGAACCTTCTGGAGAAGCTTGACCTTTTACAATGATATCGTCAGTTACAGCGATTGCTGGACGAGTTGCAGAAGAGTCGTGTGAAATAGCTGAGAAAGCAGTACCGTTCACACCGGTAACATACATGGTAAATCCATTAACCTCAATAACATCATTCACAGACAAAACTTGTGTAGTGAAAGTGTCAGTAGTAGGGTAAGGAGATTGACCGCTGTAAGTGTAGGCGTAACCAGCAGCTACTGTAGCAGCTAAAGTAATACCAGATCCAGTTGCACTAGCAGCAGAAGCAGCTAGACGAACTACACCGTGGATGCGCTCTTGCTCGTAGTGGCTAAACTTAGGGCTGTTTACAGCCTTTTTGTTACCCAACATTTCCAAGAAACCAGTAATGTCCTGACGACCATATCGTTGAACATATACTGAACTAACCTCTGGCTTGTGCAGACCTTCTGCCAAGTTTAAAGAGTTTAGATAGTTATACTCCGAAGCGACTTTAGTTGTTGCTGGAGTTAGAGTTGTAACCGCCATTGTTTATGTTTTTTAGCGTTTTCTAGAATTTTGAATTGCGAACTGTTCTAGAACTTGGTCTTGTAGGCTACGAGCGCGTTGTTGTTTATCTGCTGTGATTCCAGTGCTGGAATTTTCAAGACTATCAACTACTTGCTCTTTACCAACAGAGATACCTTGTTCGTAAACAGTTTTGATAATGTTATCAAAATCAAATAGTCTCGCCATGTCTCTCCTCAGTCTTGAGTAGTCAACTTTGTTATCTTTAACATAATTGTCTACAAAGAACGTCTGGTTGTTGACAATTGAAGATTCAATGAACTTTTTAACATCGTCACTTGGAATATATTTAATTTCCAAGTCTTTGTCGAGCTTAATTGGTTCTTCTGCGTAAGACTGTACATTTGTGCGAACATCTTTTAAGAACGCTTCGTGTGCAGCTTTAGCAGCAGCTTCATTTTGCTCTTTTTTCTGAAGATCCACCTTCGGTAACTGCACCGATTCTTTATGCTTCTTCAGCTTAGTCACGCTTCTAATAGCATCAATAGATAAATCTTCCATAGCCTCTTGATACTCAGTATCTTCGGCTGTCATCGTTTCGTCAAATAAAGCAGGATAACTTTTTTTCAAAAGTCTACTGATTTGTTTCTCGTTAAGCGTAGGGTTCTCTATCTCTAGTTCGAGCTTTCTGAGTTCCAACGCTTGACTTACATTTGACGTATCGTATTTTTCTAAGTCAGTGTACTGCCATTTCCAAAACTCTGGGGAGTCAATATCTATTCCTGAAGCAGCCAGCTCATTTAAACGAGCAACAGTTTCGTTTGCATAAGTAGGCTTCTTGCTTTCAAATTCTTTAGCAAGTTCTTCACGAAGTTGAGCTCTTAACTCTTCGACGTTTATGGGGTCAGTATTTAAAGAACTATCTGGGGTTGCTACAGGTTCGGCAACTGGGTCAGCAACAGGTTCTGCTGGGTCAGCTACTGGTTCGGCAACTGGATCTGGTGTAGGTTCCACAGGATCTTCTACAGGAAATTCAGTTCTTGCAGCAATCTCTTTTGCAACTATTTCTTCGAAATTCATTAGGCTTTAATTTTAATTATATTTGCGTCTGTAAAATTATTAAGTGTATATACATCAAATTTGTACAAATGACACCAGAACAATACAAGGCATTAAACCGACTACATCTTGCAAAAGGTTTGCAGGGGTTGAGGCTTGCTCACGGATACAGTCTTGAGGACTTATCTTTCTACACAAACAAGGACACAGCGTATTTATCTCGAATTGAGAACATGAAATTGTTTCCTAAGATGGAAACTATTTCTGAGATTTTAGCTGTTTACGAGATAACCTTAAAGCAGTTTTACGACTGTTTAGACGAGTTTATGTAACTCTAGGCTGAACTGTTGGTGTTACCGCTGGCATTCGTGTTTCGGCAGCTTTTGGTATGTTTATTTTATCGTAAGCAGTTCCGCTTTCTTCGGGTTGTTTTTCACCTTCTACTTTAGCAGCTTCGCGTATAAGTTGTTTTTTAGCATCTAACTCAACAGCGATAGTTTTACGCTTCTCTTCTTCCATTATCTGGTCGTTTCTCAGGCGTAGATCAAACTCTAGTTGTTTATTTTGAGCTTCTAGCTGAGCTTTTGTTTGCTCTGTAGCCATTCTTGCTTGTTCGGCAGCTTGTGCAACTTGGGCTTGTAGTTGAGCATTTTGCTGTTGCATTTGCTCTGAGCGTTGCATATTTTCTTTTCGTCTACGTCTTTCTCTAACAGCGAGAAGTTGTTCTGCTTTATCAACGTCTTCTTTCATCACTCTACGGATTGCAAAAGCGTCTTGGAGTGTGATAGATGGTGGTTGAGACGTTAAAGCCAGTTCAATTTTCTGTTCAATATAGGCTAATTCCTCTACATCGGGTAGCATTTTTACTGAAATCGCAAAATCAGCTGTTGTAAGTTGTGTTACATCGAGCTGTTTTACAGTTTCTTCACCAACCATATTGATAAAGGTTTCTTTGTTGATACCTTTTCTTATTAGCTGTTGGGCTAACATTGCTACTTGTCGAGCAACATCTTCGTTTATTCTCAAGAAAGTGTTGAACAGTGTGCGTGTTGCGTTCTTTTGAGCAGCAGCAGCTAGTTTTTGAACACCGGGAAGGGCTTTTTTGTCTGGTTGAGACGCATCTACTGCATCATTCATACCCACAACTTCCTTCATTCTATCCAATGTGGCGTTATAAGCCTGTGCTAAGAGTAAGATTGTGTTATCTAAACCGTTTGGTAGGGGTGTTATAGGTGGCTGTCCGGGGGTAATTGGTGTACCATCTTCTCTTACTGCCCTGTAATAGATATCTCCGATTTGATCTCTCATAGATCGGGCATCTATTGGTTTAAGACTGCCCATACCCATACCAGCTAAACCTTCCACAACAGCATCTACGTTGATAGCATAACCAGAAGGAGCTGCACTCATAATAACTTGTTGCATTTTAAGTTGAATACGAATCAACTCATCAGCATAGGGTATCATTTCTTCGACAATGGACTTATTTTCCATGTCGTAAATGTCTGGAGCATAGATGACAAAGCCTAAAACGGTGCTTGTTGAGTATTTACCGTTAATTCTTTCACGGATTATGTGTTCTTTCAATCCATAATCGAAGATGTAGTCAGTATCTACAACGTACTTACCAACGTAAACATTTTTTACAGTTTTAGTTTTGGTAGACTTTTCTGCTTTTTTGTTTTTTGGTTCCTCGTTGATTAGGGTTTTAAAGCCATTATTTTTAGCTTTAACCTTTGTTACGTTCATTTGATCGGAGGAGAACATCTCAAAGTCAAGGATTAGGACTTTGAACTTGTTAACTCTTTCCCAGTCGAAGTTGTTATCGTAATATCTGCGGTTAATGGTGTCCCAAGATCCATTACCGTACTTACCGGCAACTGATTTAGCGATATCAAAGAGTTCTGTTTCGCTAAGTTGTCCAGCAGCAATCACCCTTAAATCTTCTATGGTAATCTCTGCCATTACTCCTGCATGCTTAACGTCTTTAAAGTCTGGGCGTTTTACATAGGAAGTAACTAAGTCAACAATGTCGATATACTCAATTTTAATGTTTTTGTTTTCATCAAGAAAGACTCTGATAGCACCTATCTTGTTGTCTACCAAGTCTTTAGCTAATCTTTCATTGATGTATTCCATGTCATTGTCTTCCATTACAGCTCGTGTAATGTTTTCCATGGCTATACTTTGAGCAAGTTTAAAATCAGTTTGCATTCTGATTTCAACTTCATCTTCATCTTC